CAGTGGTGGTTTTCCACTATTATTTGGGCAAGGTCCATTTGTCGGTGCTGCTGGTGCATTGGGTGGTGGTATCGGTGGAATGTTTGGGCAGATGGGAGGTTTTGCTGGAGGTATAGCAGCTACCACAGCAGCTACAGCAATTCAATCATTTACAGTAGAAACAGGAAAGCTTGGAGCAGCTTTAAATGATGCAACAAAAGATGTCGAAGCAGTATCAGCAGCATTAGGTATTACAGGCACAGAATTTGAGAAACAATTACAAACACTTCAAAAATTAGGAGGCGAAGAAGCAGCTTTTGAGGCAGCAAGACAAAAAATGATTAATCTAGTTGGACAAGAAGGAGTAACAGCCTTACAGAACTTTGGTAAAGGAGTGACTGATTTAAGTAATGAGTTCACTAAATCAATGACAATGTTAAGATCTTCACTGGCTGAATTTATAGGCAGCCTCGGAGTATTTGAAAGGTTTGTAAATGCTGTAACAAATAGAAATTTAAGAACACAGGCATCTAAATCCACAGACCCTAAAATAAAAGCTTTACTTAAAGAACTACAAATATCTGAAGGAATAGAGGGAGCAGAGGCAGCTACGGGTAGAAAGCCAGGATCATTATTAAAAGAAAAAGGACTTAGATCATCTGATGTTATATCTGAGGAACTTTTAAATGCTCAAAAACTTGCAAATAAGGAAAAAGAAAGAAAGCTAGTAAACGACTTATTAGGAAAAAGCCAAAAACAAAGAGTCGATAAAATACAAGAAGAGATAGCTTTACTAGAGCGTACTTTTCATTTAAACTCCTCAGATTTTGAAATAGAAAAACAGATATTAGAGATGAAGAAAGATGGAGGAGTAACAGACGAAGATGAACTTAGAAGAAACTTAAGATTACTAGAGCAAAAAAGAGAAGAGCGAAGATTGGCGGAAGAAACTGCACAAGCATTTAAAGATATGGCTCAAACAATATCTACAGATATAGCCGATGGCATACAGGGTATGATCCGTGGAACGTCTACTTTAAACGATGTCCTCAAAAATGTATTAAACAAACTCATAGACGCATCATTCAATATGGCTTTCTTTGGCAATATACAGGGAACACTAGGAGGCGGTGGATTATTTGGTGGATTATTTGGTGGAGGTAAGAAAGGAGGTGACAGATTAGCAGGATCAAGGAGTGCAGGGTTAAGAGCAGATGGTGGTCCAGTTAGACGAGGTGGTGCTTTTATTGTGGGAGAAAGAGGACCAGAATTATTTACACCTGGAGTATCAGGAATGATTACACCAAATCATGCTCTTGGTGGTTCCACAAATATAGTTGTAAACGTAGATGCTTCTGGTTCTTCTGTTGAAGGTGATGAACAACAAGGAAGAGAACTTGGTCGTGTTATCTCAGCAGCAGTACAATCTGAAATATTAAATCAAAAAAGACCTGGAGGTTTACTTGCATAATGGCTAACTTTAACAATGATGTGAATATACAGCCAACATACGGACAGAGAAAGACATCACAACCAAACATTAGAAGAATCCGTTTTGCTGATGGCTATGAACATAGAATATTATTTGGATTAGCAGAACATCAAAATCCAAAAATATTTAATTTAACTTTCAATGTTTCAGAAACAGAAGCAGATACTATAGAAAACTTTTTAGATGCGAGAGCAAATGAAACTAATGGAAGTTTTGATTTTCAACCTCCTGGAGAATCTACATCGTCTAAATTTGTTTGCGAAACATGGAGTAAATCAATACCATACTTAAATAGAGCAACTATACAGGCAACATTTAGGGAGGTGTTTGAACCATGAGTACTGGTCCTGTTTTTAGTGAAGTTCAAAAGATAAACCCTTCAGCGATTATTGAACTTTTTACTTTGCAATTAAATACAGCATTACATGGTGCAAATACTACATATAGGTTTCATGCAGGATCAAATTTAAACGCAAACGGTGAAATAATATGGAACGGGCAGTCCTACCAGAGATTTCCTATTCAGGCAACAGGTTTTGCATATCAACGTGGTCAACTACCACGACCAAAGGTAACAATAAGTAATGCAACAGGATTAATGTCATCTATTTTAGCAGCCGTAAATCAAGCAACACCTGGAAATGATCTTACTGGTTCTACGTTTACAAGGATTAGAACAATGGCTAGATTTTTAGATAAAGAAAATTTTAATCCACAGGTGAACCCTACTGAGGATAAAACAGCAGAATTTAAAAGGCAGATTTTTCAAGTGGATCGTAAATCTATCGAAACTAGAGAAATAGTAGAATTTGAATTAGCAGCAGCGATTGACATGGCAGGAGTACGAGCACCTAAAAGGCAATGTACTCGTGCTTTATTCCCTGCTATTGGAACATTTAATCAATGAGTTGGAAAGATGATGCGTTGGTTCATGCGAAAGACCAAGATCCAAAAGAATCTGTTGGTTTACTTCTTAATGTCAGAGGTAAACAAAAATATTTTCCCTGTCAAAATTTATCAATTTCAAATCATCAAGAGTTTATTCTTAACCCAGAGGATTATGTAAAAGCTGACAAGTTAGGTGAAATCATAGCCGTAGTTCATAGTCATCCATCTACACCTCCTGTGCCAAGTCAGGCTGATCGTGTTAGTTGCGAACACAGTAAACTTCCGTGGCATATTGTTAATCCAAAAACAGAGGAGTGGGGAGAATGTATTCCAGAAGGTTACGTTCCAGATTTATTAGGTCGTTCTTGGGTTTGGGGTGTCACTGATTGTTGGTCACTTGTCAGAGATTGGTATAAACAGGAGAAGAATATTGAATTGAAAGATTACGAAAGAACTATGACACCACAGGAGTTCTTAGATGATCCTTTATTTGAAAGCTATGCTTGGAGAACAGGATTCAGAGAACTTAGAAACGATGAAAAGCTAGAGAAAGGAGATGTATTATTAATGTCTATAATGCACCCAACTTTAAATCATGTAGCTATTTTTCTTGGAGATATGGTTTTACA